CAATACAACAGATGCAGAGGTGGTCAACGATGCCAACGGGTATCTAAGCGCTTTCACTTCTGACGGTTTTTCGCTTACATCCGGAACGGGTGTTAATGCTTCAGGTAATTCCTACGCCGCCTGGTGCTGGGACGCCGGAAGCTCCACCGTCACGAACACACAAGGCTCCATCTCTAGTCAGGTGCGGGCTAATGCGACGGCGGGGTTTTCGATTGTTACTTACACTGGGACAGGTGCCAACGCCACTGTGGGCCATGGCTTGGGAGTTGCACCCAGCATGGTCATTGTCAAATCTCGCAACGCGGCAAACGACTGGGCTGTTTATCACGCCGCCAATACTGCAGCACCAGCAACTGATTACTTGCTGCTCAATTCAACGGAAGCAACTGCCGATGACAATACTTACTGGAACGACACCGCGCCGACAAGCACTGTTTTCAGCATTGGCACAAACGCTGATGTAAACACCAATACGACCACCTATGTTGCCTACTGCTTCGCCCCAGTTAATTCCTATAGCGCCTTCGGCAGCTACACCGGCAACGGCAGCGCGGATGGGCCCTTTGTGTATACCGGGTTTAGGCCGAGGTGGATCATGATCAAGCCGCTTTATCAGTACGACGGTGGTGGCTCAACGGTGAACTCTACCGCGTGGTACATCTACGATTCAGCCAGAGGCACCTACAACGGAAATGGCGCCATTCTTGGCGCTAACAACTCCTACGCCGAGGAGAACAACGCCACAGACATTGACTTTCTGTCTAACGGATTCAAACTCCGCAACACCCGCGCAGTTAATACTTCAAACGGGGCAATATATGCAGCATTTGCTGAAGCGCCGTTTAATTACGCCCGCGCAAGATGACACCGCACCGCTTGGTTGACGGCAAGCTCCACCGACTAGATGGAAACGTTTGGGTCGAAGTTCAACCACGAGTTGACCTAAAGCGTTTAGATGACCCCGCCCCACTATCGAAGAAGACCTGTGTGGCGGCTTGGCACGGTGGTAAGGTGGTGAAGCGGCGCAGTGCTACCTGCCCGCCCCATGACCGCCGATTGGAGGATCGACGATGACCCAAGACTACAAGCATCCGATTACGCCGCCGCCGTCGCTGAAAGAGCAGGCGCTGGCAGTGTTAGATGACGCTGAACTGGACGCAGCCCATTACAACATCCTTCTTCGCGCTCTGGAGCAGCTCGATGACTGATCTCTCCCCCGCCGCGCAACAAGTGTTCTGGGAGTTCAACCGTGCTGCCAGTGGCAAGCCGGATGACTGGCACTACCTGCCCGCGATTGCCGCCGCCCTGCGAGCTGCTGCGGATCAGATGGTGCCGGTTGAGCACGAGATTATTGAAAATTGCTGGTACGAAAAGGTTGATTTAATTCGAGAGCAATTCCTCGCCATTGCCACCGAACTTGAAGCCCAGTAGTCATTCCATCTAGAATGCCAGAACGCACCCTTTAGCCATGCCTTACGCACTTCCAGACGGCCGAACCCTTCCCATGGATGCGCCATGGAGCTACGAAGGCATCCAGTATCCCGCCAACTGGCTGAGACTGAGCACACAGCTTGACCGTGACAGGCTTGGCATTGTGTGGGAACCGGACCCTGAACCATACGATCAGCGGTTCTACTGGGGGCCAGGGCTGCCAAAGGATCACGGGCAACTGGTCGAACAGTGGGTGGCACAGACACGCACCACCGCCAACACGCTGCTGGCTCCTACCGACTGGATCATCATCCGCGAGGCTGACAACGGCAAGGCTGCTGACCCACTGCTGAAGACCTGGCGTGAGGACATCCGCCTGGCTACTGGCGTGAAGGTCACAGCCATCCGCGACACCGCCGACACCGACGCGCTGGCTGCTTACATCACTGGCGCTGATTACCCCGTCTGGCCTGCTGACCCGTATGCGCCGCAGCCGGTGGCAGAAGATCCTGAACCTGAGAGCTGATGGCCGTTAAAGCCAAGACTGGCGCCACCCGGATTGATCACCAACCGGGACCACCAAAAACCACCAGCATCGGTTACGGCCAAAACAGCCGACCACGGCGACGTGGCAAGAAACCTCGCCGCGGGCAGGGGCGCTAACCTAGGTGCATGATCGAGCTGATCGCTGCTGTTGCTGGGGCATCCATCAGCGTGGCTGCGATGGGCGCGATGGGCTTCAGTCGGCGCAACGATGAAGCGCGTGATGCCGTGATCCGGCTCACCGCTGCCGTCGAGCACATCGCCACCCAGCTTGAGGTGCTCCACACCGACATTCGCGCGGATCGACAGGAGACCTTCAAGCGGCTGAATGGCGTTGAGCAGCGCGTGGCTACCCTTGAGGCACGCCCACACCGCTGATCATGGACGCGCAAACCGTCGCCGTCATCGCCATCATCCTCGCCGCTGGTAGCGAGGTCATCGCGCTGACCCCGCTCAAGTCGAATAGCTGGATCCAACTGCTGCTGCAGGCACTGCGTCTGATGTTCCCCAAGCGTGGCTAAAGCACCGATCAAACCAAGCGACCTGTTCCGTTACTGGAAAGGGCTGCCGCATCAGATGGCGGCGATCGTTGAATTGGAAGCTGAGCTGTTAAAGGCTGCGCCGGATCTGTTCAATAGAGATCAGGCGTGGTTTCAGACATGGAGCCAAGACGGCAAGCAGGCTGACCTGGGCGCAGCGCTCAAGTTGATCCAGCAGTTCGAGGGCTGTCACCTTGATGCTTACCCCGACCCACTGAGCGGCGGCGACCCGTGGACCATTGGCTATGGCACCACCAGATACAGCGACGGCCGCAAGGTGCAAAAGGGTGACAAGATCAACCGGGTCGAGGCCGACATGCTGCTGCGCAGTGAGGTCGATCGCATCGCTGAGAAGCTGCGCGCGACCGTGCCGTTCTGGGTGGCGATGAGCGATCAACAGAAGTGTGCGCTGATCTCGTTCGCGTACAACCTGGGCAGTGGCTTCTACGGCGCCGCCGGGTTTGAGACCATCAGCAAGCGGCTGAAGGGCAAGGAGTGGCCGCAGGTGCCCCAAGCGCTGCTGCTGTACCGCAACCCTGGCACCAACGTTGAGGCCGGCCTAAAGCGCCGCAGAGAGGCCGAGGGCCGCCTGTGGGGCCTGCCTGAGCAAGAGCGGCAACCGGCCAAGCTGACGCCTGCCAGCCCGTTCTCAGCGCACATCACGCCCCACATACGGCTAGGCGAGTTTGCGCTCGATCAGGAGGCGCGCAGGTTCGACCACCAGCATCAGATTGACACGGCCGCCGAGCTGGCGGCGTTCCTTGAGCGGGTGCGGGGTGCGTTCGGTGGTAAGCCGATCGTGATCACGTCGGGATTCAGGCCGCCGGCCATCAACCGGCAGGTGGGCGGGGCGTCAGGTAGCGAGCACCTGTACGACGCGCCCGGCGTGGGTGCGGTTGACTTCTTTGTCCACGGCGCAGACATCCACGCGGTTCAGGCATGGGTTGATCGCGAGTGGCCGTTCAGCGTCGGCTATGGCGCGCCTAAAGGGTTCGTCCACCTAGGCATCCGAAAAGGCAGACCACGCGTGCGCTGGCCGTATTAAGCGGCCAGTCGAAGCAAACGGGCGTGAGCTTTGTTTTCTGAATCGGTGACCCATTCCAAATTGTCTACCCGATTATTGGTTGGATCTCCATCAATGTGGTTGACCTGCGGTTTGCAGTCAGGGTTTGGGATAAATGTTTCCGCAACCAAACGATGAACTTTTACCATTTTTTGCTGCATTGGCGCAGGCTTAAGGTTGTAAACCAAATAACGCCTGTCATTACCGGCCTTGCAACGCGATGCTTTTAATATCCGTGGGGTGCGCCGAGCAAAGCTGATGCAGCGACCCCAATTACTGATCAGATAAAAGCCCTGAAAACCCGGCACGGGCTGCCATACTTCTTGCATCGCCTGGTGATTGCAGGTGGTCACGCTCTAGGGGCTGCAACCCGCTAGAGCACCTCAATCTTAGCTGTATTGAGCCTTGCGATTCTGATTGGCGCTTCGGCCGGATCATCCAGCGGGATCATGCGGTAGTCGTCGATGCCGTGGCTCTCAGCGAAGTGCTGCGCCGCGATGTGCGTCGCGAATGGCCCGATGTGCCACGGGCCGGTGTGGAGGATGTAGGTCATGGGGCGGATCATACGCCATATGTGGCGATCCGGCAGTTGATCCAGTCGCGCCCGCTACCGTTGGGGCAAGCGGCGGCGATCCCATGCGGGCCTTCATCGTTGAAGTCACCGCCACCGTCGTGGTCCGCTCCGACGCTGACCCCGAAGACCTGCCGGCTGATGTCTACAGCCGGATCGCTGAGCACATCCACGACGACGACGACATCCTGACCCTCGAGGTTCAGGCAATGCCCCTGCCGCCGAATCTCAGTGGACAAGGCGCACATTGACGGAACCCGCCTGGTCACCCGCCGCTCGGCGCGCGATCAGGTGCTGCTCGCATGGTCCTATCGCTGTGCCTATTGCGGCGATGACCTGGGCCGCTCGCCAACACTCGACCACGTGGTGCCCAAGGTGCACGGCGGCCTGACTGTGCGCGCCAACCTGGTCGCCTGCTGTCTCAGCTGCAACAGCCGCAAGGGCCACAAGCCCTGGCTTGACTGGTATCGCCAGCAAGACTTCTACACCGAGCTAGGCGAGTGGGCCGTGGCCCGATGGATCACGGGAGGATCCGACTCAGCAGCAGAATGACCAACACGCAGATCACCCAATACATCACGGCCAGGTAGGCAATCTCGGGCAGCGTCATTGGGCTAGCAGGTGGTCCAGATACATCTCAGCCTGCCACAGGTCGCTCGAGTAGCGGCACATCCCGTGCGCGCAGCTGCGGTAGTACAGCTCGCCGCCACCTTCGGGCTGCAACGTCTCGATCCATCCGCCGTCTCGATCAGTACGGCTCAGCACTTCCGGCGCGCTCATGGCGATGGATCCAGTCCTTCAGCTCGACCACATACTGCCGCAGGTACTCAGCTCGATGCAGGTGCCACGCGTCGCCTGTCGCGAACCACAGACTGTTGTGGCGGTCGATGCCGTCAAGGCATTGCTTGATCAGCGGGCACCACGGTTCACGCGTGGCCGTTACCCATTCGCGCGACATGGTTGGAACATCTCGCACCGGGGCGCATAGCGGCCGCCGCTTCGCTTCGATTCTGGCAGCCCCAGATCGCACCGCTGCCGGCGCATATCCCACTGCAGACAATCCCAACACATGCGCGGCGCATCAGCGGGCCGCATAGATGCCACCGCCATCTTGTAGACCGATTGCGCGCGGATCAACGCATCAGGCAGGTGAACCGTGCCGGTGTCGGCCTTGATTTGCAACTCAGGCCGCGGGCCGAGCACAACATGGGCCCACCAGTTGCGAGAGGAGCAGCTGCACACCAGCAGCAGGCGGCCGGCGTGCAAGCTGATCATTCGCGTTCGCCGTAACTCGGCGCGTGGTACAACCGCTCGAGCATCATGCTCGCCGGCTCGTCGTCACTGGTCTCAGGCAGGCACAGCAGGTCATCAATGATGGCGGTGGCAATCTCGTCATCAGGCCGCGCCGACCAGCTGATCAGCGTCGTGTTAACTGGTTTCAGGATTAGCAGGCTGACGCGCGGGCTGTGATGCAGCAGTCGTAGCGCCCACCGCTCGAGCCAGTTCAGGTGTGTCTGCTTCATGGCTCCATGGTGCCAAGGAGTCTGGCGACATACCACTGCGCCTTCCTTAACGATTCGGGGTCTTTGTGCTGCTCGCGCCAGACGTACTTGAGCACGTTGCCCTTGCAGAACCCCCGAAACTCCTCCGGCGTCAGCGCGGCTTGAATGGCGTCGATGCACTCAATCTCGCCGTGGCGGTAATGGTCGGGTTGGTTGATCGGGTCAGACATGAAACGCGGCCTCGGCGATGATCGGGAACTGTTCGGTGAAGATCTCGCGGCAGGCATCAGCAACCAGCCGGTGCTCCAGCTGCGTCTCCGGCGCACAGCGGATCTGCAGATAATGCAACCAGCTGCGCAACGTGCCGTGCATGTAGAGCGTGGTTGGCGTACAGAGCGGCAGGATCCGGCGGGCAGTTTCCTTGGCTACGCCGTCTTGCAGCATGTCGTCATACAACTGATATGCGTCAACAAGCAGCACACACATCCGTCGCTCCATCTCGGCCCGGACATTGTCAGGCAAATCATCTATGCTGTTTTGACGGTTGGTCGCGTCCTGGCGCCTAAGCGCTGGAATCTCACCGATGCAGGTTTTGGCGTAGCGGGTGCTGAACTCCTGGAAGCTGAACGACCGGTGCCGCAGGATCTGAGCGGCGATGTCGCGCTCGGTGTCGATCTTGACGCACAGGCTGGCCATCTCGAATGGCGACCAGTGCGCGTGACGGATCAGGTACCGCAGCAGTTTGGGAGCCGTCGCAAGGTTGTCGGCGTTGGCCGGGTTGCTGACACGCGCCATCTTGACGATCAGCAGCTCAGCAGCTGGTGTGCAGTGGACCAGTTCGACGTTCACAGCCACTTCTCCCTCAGCAAGAACCGCCGGCAGACGGCGATGCACTGCTGCGCGTGCTTTTCAGCTAAGTGGCTCTCAGTGTGGTCGATCGCGATCACGCACGCAGCGAACAGATCGGCGTAGTCGGTGTCCCTGAAGTTGGTGGCGATGTCTTGGCAGAACTCCTGCCACAGGCCGGTGTAGGTGCCACAGGTGCGGCCACTGGCTTCATACAACGAATCGAGCATTTCGGCGCGTTGCTGGTCGAGTCGGACGCGGTTCAGCATGGTTCCAGTGCTTGGCGGATTCTGAGCAGTTCAGCGCACACGGCACTGACATGCGGCACGCTACCGGCGCCGCGCAGTTCGTCGATCCTGGCGGTGATCAACAACTGCAACCGGCGGCGTTCCTCAAGCTGGCCGGCGTTGAACATGCCCGAGTCGCTGATCAGGGCCTCGAGCTTGGCGCGGATGTGGTCGGTCATCGCAGGCTCGGGTTCCGCTCAGCGGCGGTCAGTGATGGGTGGTCATCGTCAGCCCATTCAGGCTCAAGTTCGACGTTCAGCAGCTGCTGGTCTGGGTACAGCTCCATCGCGCTGAGAACAGCGGTGGCAGCGTTCGGCGCCAACAGCTCGACCTGATCGGTCTCAAGAATTACGCGATAGGTGTTCATTGGTGCAGCGCTGGGTCGGTCACGGTTTCAGGATTGAGCCATTCCAGTTCGGACCACCACGGCAGCCAGCCTGTTTCGGCAGCGATCTGCTGCGCTTCGGTCAGGCTGTGCGCCGTGATGGCCTCGATCACGTTGGCATTGCGGATCTGGAAGTAGAAGCGGCGCATGGTGGTCATGGCTTCAGGTTCTGATGGCAGGCGGGGTGGTTGTGGTGCGCGTTGACGGCGTCGGTGCGGCCGGTGTCGAGACCGGCCACGTAGACCATCAGCAGCAGGACAGCGGCGGCGATGCGGTTGATCATGATGCGAGCGCCTTGCGGACGCGGTAGCGGGTGATGTGAAGCGAGTCAGCAATCTGGCGCTGACTGCGGCCGGCATGGGCCAACACGCGAACACGGCGATCGGTGGAAGCGGTCAGCCAGTCGATCAGAGCGACCAGCACCAGCAGCGGCAGGAACAGCTTCCAGATCACCAGGGCTGTGGCGGTGAGCATGGGTCGGTGTCGGGTGGACTTCGCCACAATACGCCACCGCTAGCGGCGAATCAAGCGGCCTTGTCACATTTGTTCATGCCGCCGGTCACCCGCAGGATTTGCCGCATGTCCGGCTCCTCGACGTGCTGCAGCGTCACCGTCACCGGCACACGCAGCACCGGCTTCGACTGCATCGACGCGGCCCAGCCCACCGTGTAGTCCGGCACCCGCGTCTCGACCGTGAACCACTTAAACCCGCACGCTTTGCACAGCCGATAGCGCACCACCTGGCTCGGCAGTTTGTTGTTTGTGTGCTTGACGCGGAGATCGTTGCTACTGCAATGCGGACAATTCATTGGCACGATGGGGCAACTACGCCCCGGCTAGATGGATTTCGGTAAGTGGATGGTGGTGGACATCCCACCAGAGAAGCTGTTCAAGCTCGAAGCCAACTGCCGCGGGCTGGCCGAACACGGCAACGTCGGCCAACTCGCGGCGCAGCTGTTGCGGCAAACCATGCGGCAGCAGGAGATGCTCCAAGCGGCGGTCCATGAGATCGCGCGCCTGGAGCTGATGATCATGAATCAGAACACGTCGTCCTGAATCACCGTGCCGCCGGTCGCCTTGGCCAGGCTTGTGGCCGCTGCCTCGGCAGTGGCACCTGCCTCCTCGATTGCCTTCTGTGTCTTGTAGTCCGGCTCGATCGCCATCGACACATACGCGTCACCGCCGCTGGCCGGTTCCTTGCGCCAGCCGCTGATCCGCATCGGGATGTTGCCTCGATCGTTCGGCGTGGCATTCATCAGGTAGTTGGCCATCGCATACGCCTGATCGGCCGGCACGCTGACCACGCCGTCGTACATCGGGTAGTTCTTACTGGCGTCGTACCGGTCGCGCAGCCGCTCACGCAGCTTCTGCTCGGTGTTCCTGAACAGTGCGCCGTTTGCTTTGAAGGTCATGATTCGTCGTGGGTGATGGTGTTGGCCTTTTCGTATTGCTCAACCTCGGCCAATGGGTAGAGCACGAAACCGGGCGTCCTGAAATACGCGGGGCCCTTGCCCGCCTTGCGCCAGCGCATCAGCGTGTCAGGGTGCAACCCCCACCGCTGCGCCAGCTGCGGCGCGGTCAGATAATCAGAAGAGGTCATCAGTCGTAACCTCCACTGGCTCAGGGTCGGCCGTGATCTTGGCGTTCAGGTCATCGAGCGTCGTATCGGCCGCTGTGACCTTGACCGGCTCGATGTCCACCACTTCCTCCTGGCTCTGCAATCCAAGTAGTAAATCAGGGGCGTAAGTCCTGCCCCAGAAGGCCGCACTCCTCAGCCTGATCATGTGCTCGGGCATGGTGATCCATTTAGATCCCGATTTCGTGGCCCATCCTTCTTTCTTGGCCATGGCCATCGTAATGGTCGGCCCCTTCAGCTCCTGCTGGCTGGCCAGGTCGGTCGCGACGGCATAGCAGGCAAGGCTGTCGCCTTCGCCGCTCAGTTCAAACCGCAACGGGCTAAACCGGCCGCAGCCGTTGACCATCGCGATGATGAAGCTGCTGCTCCACGACGGGCGGCCATGGATCACATGCAGGTGCTGCATCGCCAGGAACGGGCTGATGCCCATGCGGTTGGCGATCTCAAGCGCGACCAAGCAGTTGGCGAAGCCCTGCTGCCCTTGGAACTGCTGCGGAATCAGCGTGCTGCTAGCCAGGGCCTTGGCGATCCGCTGGGCGTCCTCAAACGCCTGAATCCCCGAGAATACCGATCCGGTGCTGGTGGTGGTGAGGGCGGTGGATTGGTCGGTCATGGTTGGAAGTCCGTGTCGATGTAAATACCAGCTAGATAGCGCTCTCTTGCATAACGCCGCATGTTGATCCGGTCCGTCTCAATGTCTGGGTGGATTAACGGCGGCGGCGGCATTAACGGCTTGAGCCTGTCCGGCGCGTAAAGATTGCGGTTTTTCATCAGTAAGTCTCGATCTCAGGTGGGTTAGGCAGTGAACCATCAGCCCGCGGCCGCATCCATGCGGGCAGGCTGAGCGGCTCGATCTGGTCGCTGTATCCGGGCCAGGTGTCGCTGGTCTTGCATTCGACCAGCCGGGCCAGATCACGCGCGGCTGTCTCGGCACCGATCTGGATCATCTCCGCGTCGGCGGCGTAGACGGCCACGGCATAGGGCGGCTTCTTTTCCACGCAGATGAAGATGAACTGATCGGGCCGGTGGCCAGTGGCCGCTTCAACCCCGTCGAGGTACCAGCTGGCCTGACAGTGGTAGCGATAATTCGCCACGCTCCGCTGGAAGCCGCTCGGGCTGGCATCCTCGGTCGTCTTCAGGTCGATGATCAGGTTGCCGTCATTGGTCAGCCAGTCAGGTCGGCACTTGCATTCAGCGCCGGTGGTCGGGTCTGTCCACATGTGCGTTGTCTCGGCCTTGCCTTGCCAATGCAGCAGCATCGCCGCGGCCGGGTGGCGCCAGACCGATTCAGCCATGCGGCTGATGGTTGCGCGATCGTCGGCGTCGATCAGCTCGCGATCACCGGCTTCAGACTGAAACTCAAGCCAGCGGGCTTTGCCGTCCTTGGTCCGGCGATCAACCACCGGCGTGGTGATGTAACGATTCTCGAACTGGTCAGCTTCAAGCGTCAGCGTGTGGACAGCACTTCCAAGCCGCATCGCAGCGGTTGGTTCAGGCGGCACCCGGTTCGGGTCGAGGTAACGCGCCCAGTAATGGAGCGGGGATCTCGCGATGAGATCCAGATGAGACTTTGAGATGGCGGGGTGCGCGTGATAGTCGGCGTTCTCCATGGGTTGCAGAGACTTGCGTCATCGTATAGGATCGTGCCGCACCATGCAAGCAATCGCGGGATTTACTGCGTCATAGCTCTATCAGCTGTTTACACCGGCATTCCGCGTTCAACTCATGACTCAACTTTCACTCCTTACTCCAGAGCCTGATGATGAAGTTTTACAACACACGGGAACAGCAAACATCGAAACCATTTGGGGCTGTGATTATGGCTCTGGCTATTTCCATTGCTTCAATGGCAAATATTTAAAACTCAAGCCAGATCAGTTTGCATCGCTCGCCTTTGCAAATGACTTTGACACCATTGTTGTAGAGAACGCTCACATGCAACCAAAGCGCCGCAGCTTGGCGCAAGTGTTCACTCAGCAACAACTGGAAGCTATAGCCAATACAGCGGCACTGCGGCACATTGAAGTGCGTCTCTGGTTTCACTCGCAAACGCCGAAGTGGCGCAAGATCTTAGAAGCAGGCGACAAGTCAGACGAGGTTGATGCCAGGACGATTTATGAGATCGTGCAGCGTCGCGGGTTGACCGACCTGCAATGGTTCAATCCAAAGCCTGAATATGCACCGCGCGTGCAATGGGCGCATGAACAGATCGACGAGATGAATCATATCCTTAATATGGCGCGAATTGACTATGAAGTACAAAGCTGCCCTGCTGTTCGGATTTACAATGACAGGATGAATGGCGCAAGGATTAGAACCTTGCACATAGGTTGGAGAACGCATGGCAATGATGCTGCAATTTGCCGTGACATGAGCAACTGGTTTCTAGGACCTGACCAGTTCAGGCAAGGCCTTTCGCTGTGGGCATCACTTGTCAGGTGGGACGGAACACCACGTGAATACAATGGCAAGCAACCTGGCGTCAAATTCATCATGAATGAACTATTGCGTCAAAGGCCAAACCATTTCCGAGGCGGTGTGGCTAGGTCAAACCTGATGTATTGGGGTTTCCGTGGAGAAGCAATCAATCATCTCAAGCTGCGAATCAATGGCAAAATCGACAAAAGGCTTCATGAGCTTTCTCCGCAACAACAAGCAAAATGGCTTGAATATAGAAGAAGGTACAGAAGGGCTATGGTATGCACTCTGCACGCCATGAAGGTTTATATCAACGAATACATCACAAATTGATCTTTAGCGGTTGTTTAAGCTGTCAGTCATTTAATTGACTTTACCCCAGTATAGCCGCACAAATAATCATGAACCTCCGCCCCTACCAACACCGCGCGATCGACGATCTGCGCAATGCCTACCGCTCAGGCGCACGCGCGCCGCTGCTGGTCGCTCCCACCGGTGCAGGCAAGACCGTCATCCTGGCCGCCATCACCGCAAGCGCCACTGAACGC